CAGAACGCTATCTATCAGAAGATTATATGTTTTGCCAAATGTGGCGTAAGATTGGTGGTCAAATCTTCTTATGTCCTTGGATGAAAACACAGCATATCGGTACATATGCCTTTACGGGAGATATGCCTAAAGTTGCACAATACACTGGTAAGTTATAATGCTTATCGGTGTGGTGGGTTTTATTGGTTCAGGTAAAGGCACCGTTGGTGATTTACTAGAACAAAAAGGTTTTGTCAAAGATAGTTTCGCAAAACCATTGAAAGATGCCTGCTCTGCTATGTTTGGATGGCCTCGTGATTTACTTGAAGGTGATACTGAGGATTCCAGACAATGGCGGGAACAACCTGATGAATTTTGGAGTGAGAAGATAGGTAAGAAGTTTTCTCCTAGATTGGCACTCCAATTATTAGGAACCGAAGCGGGTCGTAATGTTTTTCATAAAGATATTTGGGTCAATTCATTATTGAAACGAGCAGATGGTAAGAATGTGGTTATCACAGATGTTCGCTTCAAGAATGAGTTTAAGTTTATTCATAAGAATAATGGCATCATTGTTCGTGTTAAACGAGGACCTGAACCAGATTGGTATCAAGATGCTATTACATTCAATAAAGGTGACCGATATATTGGATGGGCATTAGCAAAAGAAAGGTTAAAACGAAGGAGTATTCACCAATCAGAAACAGATTGGGTGGGTTCAAAGTTTGATTATGTAATAGAAAACAATGGCACTTTAGAAGACTTAGGCAAACAAGTAGATGACCTATTGCAATTTATTAAAAAATGATGTATAATGATTTTGTTATTATTAGAAAAGGTGAAATTATATGAAATTATCCAACGAAACATTTGCTTTACTCAAGAATTTTGGTGCCATTAATCCAGGCATCCACTTTAAAAAGGGTAAGACACTCAAAACAGTTTCTTCACATAAGAATATTCTAGCTCAAGTAGATATTGCTGAAGAAATTCCTGCCAACTTTGGCGTATATGATTTAAACAACTTCTTATCTGTGGTATCTTTGCATAAAGATGAACCGTCATTTGAGTTTGATGAGAAACATGTTGTAATTGTTGGCAACGGCGGCCGTAGTAAGATTAAGTATCGCTTTTGTGAACCAACTATGTTAGTCACACCTCCAGATAAAGATATTGCTTTACCTGAATGTGAAATCTCATTAGATTTATCTGAATCAGATATCGATTGGATTATGAGGGCAGCCGCAGTATTGACATCGCCACAAATTGGAATCGAATCTGATGGTTCAACAGTCAGTATCGTTACACTAGATTTGCAAAACGATTCTGCTCATACCGATGCACTTGAAATTGATAAAGGTAATGGTGACAAGTATCGCATGATATTTAAGACAGAGAGCTTAACTAAACTATTAAATGGTAGTTATCATGTTAAAATCACCTCTCAAGGTATCTCACACTTCAAACACAAAAACATTCCATTACAATATTGGATTTCAACTGAACAAGGTTCTAAATTTGAGAAAGGTAATTAATCATGACAGTAAAATTATTTCAAAATGCCTTTAAAGGTAACGCTTCAGAATCAATTGCAATTAATCCAGCACATGTTATGTCCGTGTTTGAATCTAAATCTATTAACCCCGAAAGCAGTGAAGAAGAAGTATTGACACACATTTTTAGTGTAAATGGTAATACTTGGCAAGTTACAGATGCTTATCTTGATGTGGTTGCCAGATTGAATGAAAAAGATTAATTCGTTATATTATATTATGAGGTGTGTGAATGGAACATTTATTATGGACGGAGAAGTATCGTCCTAAAAAGATAGAAGACTGCATACTGCCTGAACGGTTGAAAAAGCCGTTTCAGGAGTATGTCAATCAAAGTAATATCCCCAATCTTCTCTTGGCTGGTGGTGCAGGTGTTGGTAAAACAACTGTAGCTAAGGCGATGTGTGAAGAAATCGGTTGTGATTATATGGTCATTAATGGTTCAGACGAATCAGGCATTGACACATTCAGAACCAAAATCAAAAACTATGCTTCATCAATGTCATTATCCGGTGGCCGTAAGGTCATCATCATAGACGAAGCAGATTATCTCAATCCAAACTCAACACAGCCTGCCCTTCGTAATGCAATTGAAGAGTTTGCTATCAATTGTTCTTTCATCTTTACATGTAATTACAAAACAAGAATCATTGAACCACTTCATTCAAGATGTGCTGTCATTGATTTTGGTCTCAAGAACGATGAGAAGGCTTCTATGGCATCTCAATTCTTCAAAAGACTTCAGAGTGTATTACAAACTGAAAAGATTGAATATGACGATAAGGTCATCGCAGAATTGGTCAAGAAACACTTTCCAGATTTTCGTAGAGTATTAAATGAGTTACAAAGATACTCTCAATTTGGTAAGATTGATGTGGGTATTCTTGCACAAATAGGCAACGTTCAATTACAAGAAATTGTAAAGCATATTAAAGCTAAAGACTTTGGTGCAATTCGTAAATGGGTGGCAACAAGCGATTTAGATGCTAATGGCGTGTTTCGTCAAATCTATGATTCATTATATGACTTTATGAAACCACATTCTATACCACAAGCTGTTTTAATTATTGCAGACTATCAATACAAGAACGCATTTGTAGCCGATACTGAAATCAATTTGGTCGCCTGTTTGACTGAATTGATGGCTAACTGTGAGTATAGTTGATTGCGGTTTGAAGACGAAGATCCAGCTAAAAGAAACAGTCTACCATATCCAATGGATGTTGGTTCACCCAAGTTTGAATTAGTTCCTGTAAAATCACAAAAAGACCATATGCTCAATATTGCACGATTGAGCGCCCAGCAAGAATATGATAGAATTATGGAATTGGTCAATGTGCTAAGAAAGCAAGCCGACCAAATCAAAAAAAGATTAGATTTAACTGATATGATTTATGATGCTCACTATGAGTTTCAAGTAGTTCATGGGCAAACATATTGGTTAATTTATCACAAAAGAACACAAAGAAATATATTAAGTATTAATGGCCCAAAATCTTGGATTTCTGGACCACCCTTTGATTACGAATATATATGTGCTGTTAAGTCGTTAGGCGACCACACATGGATAGAAGTTGAAAGCGAGAATAAATGAGTCCGTTTGATTATGTAAATGCTATATTACAGAATAAAAAGAAGCTAATTGTTGATGAGTTGACAGAGAAATCTTATGCACCATTCTTGGTCAACCGAAGTCTATCGTATCATAAAGATTGTATATTCTATGCAAACGAAATGAATCGCTACCATCAAATCGATAAGAAGTTACAGAATGATTTTTTACTAAATATAGTCAGGTCACAAAAGAGACCATTTGCCAAGTGGGTTAAAGCTGAGAAAAGTGAAGATTTAGAATGTATAAAGCAAATCTTTGGTTTCTCTGAATCAAAGGCTCGTGAAGCCTTCCGCTTGCTTAGCAAAGAACAAATCCAAAAATTAAAAGAACAAACCGACATCGGTGGACTGAGGAAGTAAAATGGTTGATTTGAGTAAGTTCGTTGAAGTTGTTTTCAATGAACCAGATGATTTTCTTAAAGTTCGTGAAACATTAACACGAATTGGAGTATCATCTCGTAAAGAAAAAGTTCTTTATCAGTCTTGTCATATTCTACATAAACAAGGACAATATTATGTTGTCCATTTCAAAGAATTATTCGCATTAGATGGCAAACCATCCAACATATCAGAAAACGATATTCAAAGACGAAATGCTATTGCTAAACTATTAGAAGAATGGGGTCTAATTAAGATATTAAACCCTAAACTATTAGAAGATAATATTGCACCACTTCATCAAATTAAGATTATAGCTTTCAAAGAAAAAGATGAATGGAGCTTGATTCCAAAATATAATATTGGTAAAAAACCACAAGAATATTAGTCAATAAGACTAAATATAACCGTGATGCCTTCGGGGTCACAATTTTTATAACTCGCTTAAAAGGAGATTTACATGACATTAAGTCGCTTAACACCATTATATCATACAACATTAGGTTTCGAAAACATCTTTGATGAAGTCGAAAAACTATTAAGTTCTGATTTTAAAACCACAACAACCACATTCCCACCACACAATATTCTAAAACTAGATGATAATCATTATGTTGTTGAATTAGCTGTGGCCGGCTTCAGTAAAGATGATATTGAAATAACCGTGAATGATGGTGAATTAATTATTAAAGGCAACAAAGAAGAAAAAACAGAAGGTGAATACCTACATAGAGGTATTGGTCTTCGCTCTTTCACCAAAACTTTGCGTATCGCTGATACGGTTGAAGTGAACGGTGCAGAGTATAAAGATGGTATTTTGAAAGTTGGTTTAGAGAATATTATTCCTGACCATAAAAAGCCTCGTAAGATTGAAATTGGTAAAGGATTAAATTTCTTGAAGCCAGAACTTCTTAACGAACAGGCAAAAGCGGTATAAAAGATGGAGGCTTCGGCCTCCACCTTATTTTTAATAATGAATGGAGTATATTATGTTTGGTTCTGATAAGAACTTTAAGATGCCAAAATCTGTTAAAAGGTTAATGGCAAGTTTTGGTGGTAGAACAAGAATTGAATTTAAACATGCGATGATTAGAGCTATTGTGACCGCAGTTAAAGCTCCACCGCCTAAACGAGACCGGAACCAAAAACAAGATAAGGATCATTAAAATGGATTTAACACAAAAATTAAGTGCAAATTTTTCATTAAGTGAATTGACAAAAAGTGAAACAGCTCTTCGCCATGATTTAGATAATACTCCACCTCAAGAAGTTGTGGATAATTTAAGAACACTATGTGAGAATGTTTTACAACCAGTTCGTGAAGGATATGGTGTTGCGGTTAAAGTGAATTCTGGTTATAGAGCACCAGAGGTTAATGCAGCTGTAGGTGGTTCTAAAACATCTGACCATTGTAAGGGTCAGGCCGCAGACATTGAAATTCCAGGTGTGCCTAATGCTGAATTAGCACAATGGATTAAAGACAATTTAGATTTCACACAATTAATCCTTGAGTTTTACACATCGGGTATTCCAGATTCTGGTTGGGTTCATGTATCTTTTGATGCCAATAACCTCAAAAAGCAGGCACTTACCGCAGTTAAAGAAAACGGTAAAACAGTTTATAAACCAGGACTTATTGCCTAGATTAAACAGATAACCAGTAGTAGTGTTTAATGATTTTCAGTAGTGACTTTTAGCTGAAAGTGTTATAAAATATGGATGTTAGATAATAATATCTAGCGATAAAACTCAAGTTAGACTTTGAATGACCGAGATAAAGGCCGCTCTCTCTAATGATTTGATTTATAAATTAAAACTTTATAAAACAAAGGAAAATATCATGTGGACAACTCCATCAGCAACTGAAATGCGTTTCGGTTTTGAAGTAACTATGTATGTAATGAACAAGTAATATTGTTCTTACTACGCAAACCCCACTCCGGTGGGGTTTTTTATTTTGGCAATTTAGCATTATAACCCACATTTAAGACTTGAAGTATACTATATAATTGTAACAGATTGTAAATATTGTAACATTTGGTTTACAATTTGCCTCTAGTGGTCCGCGGCCTATGCGCTCGAGAGCGTAGACAACCGGCATTTATTTTATAAAACCCAAGGAGAAATACATGAAGTTGAACCAAATCAAATTAGCTTTAGGGCTAATCGCATTACTACCTGCTATCGCACTCGCGGCCGCAGACCAAGAAAAAGCAATTGCTAATCCTGATAACTGGGCAGCACCACGCGGTGACTACACAAATCAGGCTTACAGCAAATTAACACAAATCAATCAAGGTAATGTAAAAAACCTTAAAGCAGCTTGGACTTTCGCAACCGGTGTAAACCGTGGTCACGAAGGTGCTCCAATTGTTGTTGGTAACATGATGTATGTTCATACAGCATTCCCAAACAACATCTACGCGCTTGA